ACTGAAATAAAAGTAAAAGAATGGCAAGCTGCTAATAATTTAACAGCAGATGGTATTGTAGGAGATGGGAGTTGGGGAAAAATGTTCCCTAGTGAAGGAAGTACCCCTGTTGCTGTTCCTGCTTCTTCTTTTAAACTAGCTGCTTTAAAAGGACATGTTCCTGATTCGGTTATTTCTATGATCCCAGATACTGCTGTTAAGTTTGGTATTACTAATCCTTTAAGACTTGCTCACTTTTTATCTCAGTGTGGTCATGAATCAGGAGGATTTAAAGCAGTAAATGAAAATTTAAATTATGGTGCTAAAGGTTTATTAGGTACTTTTCCTAAATACTTTAATGCTGCTACTGCTGCTCAATATGAGCGTAAACCAGAAATGATTGCTTCTAAAGTTTATGGAGGTAGAATGGGTAATGGTCCTGAAGCTACTAAAGAGGGATACAAGTTTAGAGGTCGTGGTTATATTCAATTAACAGGAAAAGATAATTATACGGCTTTTGATAAATTTGTAGATGATGATATTTTAGGAAATCCTGATTTAGTAGCAACTAAATATCCTTTAATGTCAGCTGCTTGGTTCTTTAACAAAAATGGGCTTTGGAGTATTTGTGATAAAGGAGCAGATGATGCTACTGTAACTTTAGTAACAAAACGTGTAAATGGAGGTACTATTGGTTTAGCGGATCGTATTAAACATTTTAAAGAATATTACGCGTTATTAGCGTAATTTTTGAATCTTCGACATACTTTGCGACTTTCGCAAGACAATTTAATATAGGCGCTATATAAAAGTTTATGGCGCCTATATGTATTGGGGTATGGATGTAAATAAAATTTTTGGTTTATTTGAACAACCTGAAGGTAATGAAAAATTTGTTGCCAAGGAGGAATATGATAAACTTATAGAAAATTATAAAAAACATCCTTTATACTGGGTTGGAATGTTTAAAAAACTTATTTATAATTATAATATATTTAATACCCAAATATTAAAATTTTTTGAACAATTAGATGAAGGATTAGACCAAGTAGATATTGATAGAGCAGGAGAATATGTAGTATTTACTAAAGCTTGGGATTATATTAAAAAAATTAATCCTGAGGATAAAAAACACCAAGAAGCTCTGTATCATTTTTCAGATGATTATTTAAAAACTGCTTTAGAACTATCAATAAATTACTTTCAGGAGCATGAAGAATATGAAAAGTGTGCTCATCTTAAGAAGAATTTAGAATTTATAAAACTTCTTTTAACTTAAGCTTGGAGATTCTTACTTCCAATATTATATTCCAATCACGGGAAAAGAAAAAAATATGAAAAATAGAGAAATAATAATGAGAAGAATGGAGAGAGTAGAGGGGGGAATTGAGAAACTACAATTAGCGTTGCGACAAGGTAATTGGACGATTGTAGAAGAAATTATCCAAGAAATGAGGGATAATATTAACGATGCTAAAGGATTTGTTCAACAAGAACCTTTAGGTCCGGGTGAAATTAATTAATATTAATGTATGAATCTTACTGCTGAAGAAATTTCTAAAAACTGGTTACGTTTAATTGGTTTTATTGAAGACCATATTTCGGAACCTCGCAAAACTAAAGTATTAGAATTTTATGAAAAATATAGTGAGCGTCTAATGTTGATGCCTGCTGCTCATAAAAAAGAATATCACAATGCTTTTCCTGGAGGTTATGTTGAACATGTTAATCGTGTAATTACTTGTGCTCTACACCTTCATGAATTATGGGCTATTATGGGTGCTGATACTACTACTTATACTAAAGAAGAATTAGTATTTTCTGCTCTTAATCATGACCTGGGTAAAATGGGGGATGAAACACAAGATTCCTATATTCCTCAAACCGATAATTGGAGACGTGAAAAATTAGGGGAAGATTATATGTTTAATACTAAAGTTCCATTCGCATCTGTCCCTGATAGAGGATTATTTATGTTACAATCCCATAATATCCAGTATACCTTTAATGAAATGGTAGCTATCCAAACACATGATGGTTTATATGATGAGGCAAATAAAAAGTATTTAGCCAATTTTATGCCCGAACAAAAACCACGTACCTCTCTTCCATACATTCTCCACCAGGCCGATTTGATGGCTGCTAGGATTGAATTTGAAAGAGAATGGTTACCAAAACTCCAGGGTAACGTGGCTTCCCCAAAGAAAGTATTTACATTGGATGGTAATAAAAAATCATCTCCCACTACTTCAGGAACTAAAGCAAAAGCTTTAAATACTGTAAAGAGTGAGGGATTAAAAAATCTATTAGATAATTTATGATATTAACAATTATAATTCTTTCGTTATTGGTCGTAATCTTAGGATATACGACCTTTAACCTCTTACGTAAAAACGAAAAACAAGAAGATATTCTAGCAGGATATATGACTTATCTTAATAAAATATCGGACACAATTGAGGTTGCGGATAAAAAATTAAAAGAAGTAGATCACAGAGGTTCATTTAAATCAGATGACGAAGTAGGTTTTGTATTTGAACAAATTAAAAGTATTCAAACTATTTTAAATGCTTTTATTGTTAAAGAACTTAAATAATGGATTTAATTATAGAAAAGAAAAAAAAGGGAGTACAATACTTTACTCAAGACACTGAAAATGCTATTGTATTATATAATAATACTCCTGATCCTGAGTTAAGAAGTAGAATATACAGAGAAAAAATTCATTATGGGTTTTTTAAACTAACCGAAAATATTATACATACCTTTAAATTTTATTATACAGAGGTAGATAATATTGAGGATTTACAACATGAAGTAATTACCTTTTTACTTTCTAAAATCCATCTTTATGATCAAACAAAAGGTGCTAAAGCCTATTCTTATTTTGGTACTATTGCTAAACGTTATTTAATTTTATCAAACCAGAAAAATTATAAAAAAAGGATTGATACAACGTCTATAGACATTTTAGAGGAAGATGAAAATCATTCATATAACATAGATGAAACTCCATCTAATGAACGTTTATCTATGTATATAGATGAATTTACTGATTATTGTACCGAAAATATATTTGAATTATTTCCTAAAGAATATGACGCTCAAATAGCAGATGCTATTTTAGAATTATTTCGTAAAAGAGAAAATTTAGATGTATTTAATAAAAAAGCTCTTTACATTTATATCCGTGAACAGGTTGATGCTAAAACACCTAAAATTACAAAAATAGCAAATCAACTTTATGATGTCTTTAAAAAAGGTTATGTATTTTATTTAGAACACGGATATACAAGTTTTTGAGTTTCATATTTATAAGAAACTAATTGTATATTTATGTCACAATTCGATAATATAGTCTTTAAAAATAAAAAATTCTCCGATATTTTGGAGGAAATTTATAATAATCAACAGAAAAAAGACAAACAAGTTTCTGCTCTTATATCCGAATTAAAACCTTTAATTTCTGATATTGGAGATGCTACTTTAGTTGTTCCTTTAATTAAGGAATATATGGAAATAAGTGTTAAAAATGATGATTTATTAATTAAAATGGCCGCACTTGCTCAACGTGCTATGCAAACCCAAACCGTAGATGGTACTTTAACTATTTCGGAAGAAGAAAAGGAACAGTTACTGGCTGCTATGAATGAATTAAAAGGAGAAAAATAATGTTTGCTAATAATAGTTTATTTAAAACCATATCTCAAGATAGTAGAAAAATTGAAAGAAAAGGAATTTTTACTATTACTCCTGTACGGGTTAAATACACTTTTTTAAATTTAGAACAAACTAAAATAGAATATCCTGAAATTTATACAAAATATGGAGAAGATTTTTCTCTTAATGGAATATTATTTGATTCAATATCCCAACCAACAACTACTGCTAGAGCAAAAAATTTAGATAATTATATTTTTGCTAAACCTTTATTTCCTAATTTTAGACAAGTTCCTCTTATAAATGAAATAGCATATGTAATAACATTACCCTCAGTAAACTTACAAGATCCTAATTTTATAAATTTAAATGATCAAGAGTTTTATTATTTTCTTCCTATAAACATATGGAATAGTGTTCATAATAATGCTTTACCAAACCCAACAGATACCACCACTGCTACCCCCTCAGAAATAAAAAGTTACCAAGAAGTTGAAGCCGGATCTAGAGTAAAAGTAACAGATGGTGTTGATGATATTAATTTAGGAGAAACATTTGATGAACAACCCGATATTAAAAATTTACAACCTTTTGAAGGTGATGTAATTTTTGAAGGTAGATGGGGTCAATCATTTAGATTTGGTTCTACGGTAACAGGAAGTAATGGTTTACCTTATTTAGGAAACC